AATGTTCGTATCCGTTGATACTAACTTTATTATCTCTACCGCATTTAGGACACTTGTAATCTATTATGTGTTCTAATACGGGTTGAGCAAAATAATATTTTCTAATCTCTCCCATAGTCTCCAATGGCAAGGCTTCTAAGAATTCTTCAAGTTCTTCTCTTGAAGTATCTTCTCTGCTATAAACTTGCTCGTCATCATATATATGGTCTATGCAATCTAATATTAGATCCATATCATCAGAATCGTCTTTTTCTTCCACTAATGCCACTGTTTCATTAGAAGGATATTTAAGACTAATTCCAATTCCTTTTTCTTTATCTACTGTTATTTTATTATTTGGTATATCATCTAAACCATCTAATTGCATATCAGGTAAATTAAGTTCATAATTTATTTTAGCATCGCAACCGTCACCTCCACAAGTTAAAGTAAAGTCTTGTTTTTCACCTATAGACTTTTCTCTTAACCTTAGGAAAATATTTTGTAGATCATACATTGGTACTGTTTTAGCATCAAGTTCTCCAAATGAACAATTTGTAACAACTTGTTGGCATGCTCTTACCATACCTCCAAAATTTTCTTCGTTAGTTGCAAGCATTAATATTTTTTCCTCTTTTACGCGGAACGGTCTAAACTTTAAATCTTTATTTAAAGAGTGGACCTTCAAATCAAAAGTTGGTGTATCCAACTGTGGTAATGCCATAATTTTCTCCTTATTATAATATTATATTTATTACCCCCAACCCGACGATTTACTACCGTCGAATGGGTGTTCAATTATATCTGATGTCCAGTAAGCAGAACTAGCTATTAATGTAGTCCTTGCCACTGATACAGATCCCCATGCCATTGGTACAAGGTTAAGTACCTTTGGCGTAACTTCATGCAATCTCCACGATGCATGAGCATTGTCGTCTTTGGCTAATTGAATAATTTCAACTTCACCCCATGTTTTTTCTGGATATTCCATTTCCCTAGAAGTAGTGTCAACACATAAATTAACCCAATTTTCAAACACAGCTCTTAGAGACCAATCTACATCTGTAATAAATGTAAAGTTAATTTCGTTTCCTAAGAAGCCAACATTTGTATTTCTGTAATGTGTAAATGGACCTATTCCTACTTCTTTATTTCCTAATACCATACCAGGTATCTGTACTTCTTCACACATCAAAGTTAATCCTCTACTTACTCCTGAACCTTGTGTTATAGCAGAAGGTAACTCCCAACGAGTCTCAAATCTTTCTGTCCAAGCTAAGTTTGTTGTTTTTAACTCACTTATGAAATTATTTAATTTGTTTGGTGATTTTGCCATTAAAACATATTCCTCTTACGTTCAGGGACTTTATTACTATGTCTCCAAACTGTTCTGTCCGATGCACCTGTAAATTGTTGTGTAGGTAAAAATATAGCTGCTTTCCAATGTTCAGGATCAACCTTTAAAAGTCTACCCTGTATTTGGCTACTTAAATATTTTTTAATTGAATTCCTCGCTCCTGGAAACCTTCCGAAATCCTTTATTATTCTCCAATCAGATGCCAATTTATCTTGTTTAGTTATTTGATGATCTTGTTTATTTTGTGGTACAAGTTGCCCTAATAATTCTGCTCTTTTTAACGGAGCTAAATAATGTAGGTTAACACCACTAAATCCGTTTGGCAAAGGTTCTGCAATCATAACAAGAGGAAATCCATCATAGTATTGTAATGTTTCCTTGTGTCTAGGATCATATCTAAACATATACATAGAACCCACTTCTAATTTATTAGTTATTACTCCAATATCTGTTTTAAGAACTTCTGCATGTGAATTAACACCTTCAAGATACTTTCTCATAGCTGCTTGATACCATTGTGCTGATCTGTCTATATCACCAGCTGCTGTTCTTATATTTTCAAATGGGTTTGCCATACTTGTATTTATATTAAATACCAAGTTCTTTTTCAGTAATAATCATAAATTCCATATTTTGTTTCTTACAAAATTGTTTAGCACTTTCCCATTTAGCTTCGTTGACACCCCATTGTGCAACTTCTTGTAAGTATTTTTTGGTTTTTCTTCTAGGTTCTGGAGGTCTAGTAAATCTTTTTGGTTTTACTTCTATAAGATATTTTTTTATTACACCGTTTGATTGTTTGATTTCTGCGTAAAAGTCTATATAATATTTGTGTATTCTTCTATCAAGTGGACTACGATAAGGTATTACAACTTCTTCTGATACCCAACCAATTACAGATTCATTAAGATCACACCAATTCATAAACTTCAGTTCATAACTGGACCTGTAGATTATATCAGAGGCTTTGCCTAGATATTTTAATCTATTTCGAGGAATAAATCGTCCTTTGTATATTTCTTTAGCATAAACCATATAAATAAGATAAAGATAACTTCTTGGAGTATTTATGTCAGAGGATACAAAGCCATTAACAGATAATAGGACAACCAGGCCTAACGAGGTAGAAACGACCGAAAGAAAGACCTTCTTTCAAAAGGTTGACGCTTGGGTACCTGGCGCTTGGACAGATCTAGAAAAAGAACGTAAAGAAAGATCTCAAATGAATGAAGACCCTTCTTACAAATCAAATGTAGATGATTATCAAATTGAAAGAATGGGTTATAAAGATCGTTTAGATGACGGTCCTTTAGAAGAAGGTGAAGACAGATGGGAATTTGTAGGTAGAGAAGAAGGTAAAGGTAACAGAAGACCTAGTGCCAAGTCAATACAACATGGCGTAAACATGTTTAAATATCCTGCTGAGATAGGTGGTGACCCGTATCCACATAGTGTTATATTTTATATAAACGCAAGAGAGAATACAGTATCAGGAACAACAGCTATTAGTAAAGGTAGTCAAGGTGATGAAAAATCACAAGCAGCATATAAAAAAGCACAAGCACAGAAAAATGAAGAATATACTCAACAGAACAGAGCAAAATCAGAAGAATATAATGATGTGTTATCTGGTGTTTCAGCAGTAGCAGCAGGTGGAATTGGTTTTGGACTTGGTAAAAAACTGAAAGGACAAAATGGGGGAGCACAAACAGAATATTTAACTGCAGCAGCAGGTGTAGGTGTAGGTGCTTTAGCATCACAAGGAGTAGATTTAGTTTCTACTGTTAGATTAATGGATGCAATTCAATTACATATACCAGCTGCACAAATAGCACAATATACAGCTAATTGGGACGAAGACTCATTAGGAACAGCAATGGGACTATTAGCTTCAGGCAGAGGCGATGTTAAAGATGTATTTTCAAAAGAAGGTTTAGAGTTTGGTGGAAGAAATATGGCAGCAGCAATAGCAAATATACCTGCACAAATGGGTATAGGAGATATTAACGCAGGAGCAGCTGTAGAAGCAACATCAAAGAAAGTTAACAATCCATATAAGGAACAATTATTTAAGAGTATGGGCTTTAGAAAGTTTGCATTTAATTATGTATTTGCTCCTAAAAGTGCAGCAGAATATTCCTCGATTGTTAAAATTGTAGATACATTTAAATATCATATGCACCCAGAAATATCAGCAGATGATTTATTTATGATTTATCCTTCAGAGTTTGATATAGAATATATGTATAGAAATAAAGAGAATACACAACTACATAGAATATCAACATGTGCTTTAACAGATTTAAAAGTAACATATGGTTCAGATGGACAAATGACATCATTTAAAAATTCTGATGGTGCACCAAACGAAATAGCATTACAGTTATCATTCACAGAACTAGAAACACTAACAACAGACAGAATAGACAGAGGATTCTAATGTATTTTAAAACTTTACCTAATATTGTATATCCGTTTAAAGAGTCAGCTACAAGTAAAACAGCAAAGACGAAAGTAGTAAAGGATATATTTAGGCGAATACAATTAGACAAATATATTACAAACAGACAAAACTTAGAAACTTATTTTGTAAGATCCGGTGAAACACCTGAAATAGTTGCACATAAGTTATATGGTAATTCTAAATATCATTTTGTAATATTAATATTAAACAATATTGTAGACCCTAGAAAAGAATGGCCTAAAGGAAATAGAGAACTAACTCTGTATGTAAAACAAAAATATGGTGATAACAATATAACAGACGTACATCATTACGTCGAGGCAACTGATTCAGAAATTATAGTTGATTGGGATTCTACTAGATTACAAAACGGAGAAATATCAGCAGTTACGAATATGGCGTATGAAGAAGATTTAAATGAAAAGAAAAAACAAATATTCATATTACCTAACTCACAAATAAAAGACTTTGTAGATCAGTATAAAAAATTGGTAGGTTAAATTATGGCAGAAGGCAATCTCGCAAGTTGGATAAAATGTGAAATTATCCCTAATGAAGGGGTATCAGGCACAGAGCCCTTAGATATAAGATCAATGGCTTTAGAATGTTTAATACATGAGGATATATTTTCTCCTACTATGTATGGTTCTTTAACCTTAGCAGACAGTCTTAATTTAATAGGTAACACACCTATAATGGGAGGCGAAAAATTAAATCTTTCTTTTGTAAACAAATCAATTAAAGATCTAGGTGAAGACTCACCTGACACTATAATACAAAGAACATTTATAGTTTATGCTATTGAAGACAGAAGATTAAACAACGATCGTCAACAATTTTATACATTAAAATTTATTTCACCTGAAGCTTATATAGACAATGAAGTTTCTTTATCTAAAAGTTATGAAGGAACAACAGATGAGATAGTTAATAAAATTTTTACAGAAATTTTTGTAGACAATAATATATCTAGATTTGATGGAGGAGACCCCTCACCATTAAGTATTGCAGATACACCACACTTAACTAAACTTAAATATATTTCTAATTTTTGGACACCCTTTCAAAATTTTGGTTATTTAGCTAAAAGAACTAAAGGAGGAACATTGTTTGGTAGTGATTGGTTCTTTTATGAAAGTAATAAAGGTTTTTATTTTACATCATTACAAGCTTTAATACAAGCACAAAAGGATGACCCATGGGCAACATTAGTATATAATCCTACAGCAGGTTCAGGTAGTAGTGAAAATCCTGCTTTCCCTAGAACAATAACTGAAATGAAAGTACCTAGAACTATTGATATATTAGAAAATCAAGACTCGGGTTACTTAGCAAGTTCTGTTAGAGCATATGATTTAATGGCCAAAAAGATGGAAGAAAAAGAGATTGATATAAGAGAAAATTGGGGTAGCTTTATTCATACAGATGAGGGTGTACCTGTTCCAGCTGGTGTTGGTAGAACACCTTTTTTAAAACAAACATTTAAAGTATTAAATGCAGTGCCCTATAATGACTTTGAATATAATCATAAACTTTATGTTGATAATGAATTAACTAGAGATAATTATATAAACTCATTTAATAATTATAGATTTGAACTTGAAATGCCTGGTAGATCAGATATAGAAGCAGGATGTATGTTTACTTTAGATTATCCTAGTATGAAAGAAAAAATTGTAGGTATGGGACCTGATGAAGTAATTGATCCTGTACTTTCAGGCAATTATTTAATAACAGCAGTTAAACATAGGATTACTCCTATGAATTATATAAACCAAGTAGAGTTTGTCAAAAATGGCATAGCTGCAGGTAGTATGGGAGATGAAGAATGAAGTTAAAAAATCATGGTAGATTGAATACACCAGATTTTATTTGGTGGATAGGTGTAGTTGAAAATAGAATTGATCCTTACAAACTAGGAAGGTATCAAGTAAGAGTAATGGGTTATCATACAGGTAATAAAGAATCATTACCTACTGAGGATTTGCCTTGGGCAACATTATTAAATCCTGTTACATCAGCAAGTATGTCAGGAATAATGGAAACACCTAATCTAGTAGAAGGAACAACAGTAGTAGGATTCTTTAGTGATGGAGAAGATGGACAAATGCCTATTATAATGGGTTCATTAGCAGGCATGCCTTACGAGGCCCCTGTTGAAGATGGCTTTGCAGATCCTAGAGGAATATATCCTAGAAGAATAGAAGAGGGTGCAGAAGATGAAGGATTAAATGTATTAAATGAATCCGACTTACCTAGGTTAGCAAGAGATGGAGAGGCCGAAAAACATATTACATTAATTAATAAAAGAGAACAAAGAGAAACAGAAATAAGAACAGCAAAGGCACCTTCAGTATCAGAAGAA